CTGCTAAATAATAAAAGGGAGGTCTTGCGGCCTCCCTTTTTGGTTACAGGAACTTTGGGTATGGTGCCCAGTATTTTTTGCTCCTATTTTATTTTTATTTTTCTCTTTTTTACAGTTATACCACCTCTTGATTTTTTCTTTGTAGCAGTAGTTTTCTTTTTATCTGGTTGTTTTATTTGCCACTCTGGCCAACCAGCTAACATTGCAACTCTTTGCCAAAAGTCATTATCTTCTGCAAGTGCTGATTCTATGTTTTCAAATTTTTGTAATACTCTATCTAAAGGTAAATTAGTAGTAGCTGAAACTACTTTAGCAAATGCTAAGTAAGCTGGGTTATCTAAACTAAAACCTCCTTCAAATATTTTTTCTCTTCTTTTCTTACTATCAAACTGCCATGCTGCTTGCCTAAGTTTAGATATTTTAGAACTAATAGGAGGAGAAAATTGCATTAACTTCCACATAGAGTCTACATATTCAGGTCTTGATCTTCCTGATCTTTCGTATAAATCAAGTAAAAAGTTTTTACTAACAGAAACTGCTTGACCACCAACTCCTAATCCTCTTAATGTAGAATCTAACATACCATTAGCTACATCAAAATATTTTTCACTTCTAGCTTCTTTTTCTTCTTCATCATCACCAAAGCCTAAAGCAAATACAGCTTGTTGTAAAGCATTAAATAACATATTCTGCACAAAACCATAATATATTATTTTACTAATGTGAGACTTAGCGTCGCCTCTACCATTTGCAAGATCTTGAAAAGCTCTCTTCTGTAATCTAGCGTACTGCATTGGTGTGTTAGCAAAAGCTAAAACAACACGACCTAAGTCACTAGCTTGTTGTTGTGATATTTTATCAACTCTACTAGACTGCTGATTTTCTTCTGCTTGTTCTTGCCACTCTCTTAAAGCTATCTCTTCTGCTTGTTGTTTATTATAAACTTTATTACCTTCTGCATCAGTTTCTTTTAATAAATCATTTATTCTATTTCTATAAAATGTAGCGCCACCAGAAGCAATAGCAAAGCTATCCATAAATTGAGTAGGTAAATAACCTTTTGATAAAATGTAACTCATAGCTGCTTTAGCTTTATTTTTACTAGTTTTAGCAGCATCTCTTATTTCAGCTTCACTTATGTTTATTCTTTGTCCATTACGCCTATCTTTTAAATAAGTAGAGTTCATTAAATACATAAAGTCTTTCCAGTATTGTGGTTGATTAGCAAAAGCCATACCAGCTTTAATAGGATTATTAAAACTCCAATTAATATAATTAATAGCAGATATACTTTGCAATATAGCAGATCTAGTATTAAAGAACATTATAGTACCAATAGAACCATTAATGTAGTCTAATACTCTATTACTTAATCTATTTCCACCAGCTAATCTATTTCTACCAGTCTTCATCCTTTGAAGCATATTTTCTACAGCTTCTCTGTAATTAGCTCCATATAAAGCTTCTAATTTATTTAAATTGTTTTCATTAAAAATAGCATCAGCGTTTTGCTGCCAATCAGCAATATACTTTTGTCTTTTAGTAGTGTTTAATAATTCTATTAAATCAGTAGTAATAGTTCCAGATAACCAGTCTTCTTTTGGTGAAACATATCCATCACCTTTAGTTATAGCAAGTATTTGTTCAGCAAATAATTTTAGTTTTGGATCATTACTTACTATATCATTTAAGTCTTTAGTATCTCTCTTTGAAAGACCAGGAACTTCATTACCCATTGCAGTATATAAATAAACTCTTACAGCTTGTTCATTGGTAAAACCTGTTTCATTTTGCTTTCTTAATTCTTTAGGCACATTTAAAGATTTTTTAAGTTGCCTAAAGTCTAGCATTAAATTTAATCTATCTTGCTGTAAATTAGCCATTGATTTAGCCCATGGATCTAATAAGTTTTTCTTAATAAAGCCCATTTGTTTTTCACCAGTTTTACCTTTAGATAACAAAGGATACATTAGACCAGTAAAATCTTCAGCAGAAGGTGGTATCCAAAATTTCCACTTACCTTTTCTTTCACCTAGTATTTTTGCTTTAGCTTTAGAAAATACTTTTTCTGCACCAATACCAGTAGTTTGTTCTATGAGCTTATTAAATTCTTCATTAAGTCCTTTAGCTTCTTGCATTTTAGCTTGTTGTATTTTAGACTTAACATCAACAACTTGTAAAACTTTTTTAACTGCTTCAACATTTTTTATAGCATCATCTGCAAAATAAAAGTCATTATATCCTTCAGCTGCTTTATCTAAAACCCAATTAGCTTTAGCTTCTGCTGTAGAATTACCTAAGCCAATTATGTTTTCCATTTTAAATTCTAATCCTTCAGATTTTAAAAATTCATAAATAGCTTGTTGTGACTCAGGAGCTCTAGCTGTTAGTATAAATAAATCTTCATTACCTCTAGCTTCTTTTATTTTTTCAGCTACTTCAAACAGTGGACCTTTTTTTCCATCTCTTACAATATTAAAATCACTAAAATCCATTACTGCTCCTTCATCTACAAGTCTTGCACCATCTTTAGCAAACTGCTCAGCAGTTAGTTGACCTTCTGTTCCATCAGGTTTTGTATAAAATACTAAACTATTACTTCGAGCTACAGTGTCATCAAAATCAAATATTCTAATTTTTTTAACAGGTTTATCTATAGCATTGGCTATCTTTAAAGCCTTATCTAAATTGTTAGCTTTATCTAGTAAAGTTGACATGTCCATCTTTTTACTAGCAACCATAACACCAGACTCTTTAACTTCTATCGCGTTACCTGTATTAGCCTTTTGCTGCGTAGTAGCTAAACTAGGTTGACCTTTAGCTTGCTCTTTAACGTATAAATCAATACTTTGTTTTGCTTTTTTACTATCTATTTTACCTATAAGCTGGTCGTATATTAACTGATTCTGTAAATATATTACATTAGGATCTTGTGACAGTGATTTAGGAACAACTACATTGTATCTTTCTGCATCTGTTAGTCCTAATCTATTAGCTGTATTAGGATTTACATAGCCTCTTTCAGATTTGTACTCATTATATTTTCTAATATCTGCTGATACAACATCAGACCAGTCTCTAGTTCCAGCTATAGCTTCTCTTATATGTTGTTTTAGTAAAGGATGCATTTCAGATTTAGAAGCCCAGTCAGGTAAAACAGTTTTACCATCTTTGCCTAAAGATCTAGTAGGGTGATCTAATATTTCTCTAGTTTTAAATATACCTTCTTTAACATCTCCTTTAGATATTACTTCTTGAAAGTAATTGTCTTTAGCCCAATTTTTAAATCCTTGCCAAGTTTTATCATCTGAAGCTAAAGCAGTTATCAATGTATTAGCAAATTCACCAAATGGTAAAGTATGTTCTTCGTATTGTTCTTTAGTTAAAATACCTAATTCTTTACCTAATACTGTAGCTAAGTTTCTAAATGGATTTGTATTAGAGTTTTGATTATAAGATATGAAAGCTAATACATCTAGATTTTTAGGATTTTTAACATAAGCTTCTCTAAATAAATCTAATAAAAGATCTTTACCTTCATTTATATCTTTTATATTATTTAAGTTATTGTTTAACTTATTACTAGTTTGACCATCTATAGCTAGATTCATTTTACGAATCTGATCAGGTGTAAATTTTTTTTCTTTACCTGTTAAAGCTTCACGTACTCTATCTTGTAATTCAGATGTTTCAAATAGAGTTCCATCTTCAAGAGCTTTTTTAGTTTCAGCCATTATTTTTTCAGCTTCAACAGTAGCTTGCTCTTTAGTCATCTCAGGATTTCTTTGCATGACATTATTAACAGCAGCTTCTAATCCTTTGTCATAGTTACCTATAAAAGGAAAGCCTCTACCTAAAGCTCTTTTTAAGCTATTACCAGCGTTACTTAAAACCGAACTTGTCAAAAACTGAAACTTACCTCGCTTACCTGTATCTTGAAATAAGAAATTACTAAATATTTCTAAGCCATCACCTTCAGTAAAAAATTCTACTATTCTATCAACACCATCTTTACCTGGTTTAATAACTTTACCTCCTGCTTGTTTAACTTTTTTATCTATATTTTCTTGTACTTTAAATTTCTTAGCAGCTAAAAAATCAGGATCTCTACGCATCTTCTCGCTTATCTTTCCTAATTGATCTTTTAATTTAGGTACTTGTTTTACAGTTTGAGGAACTACATCTTCGCCCATAGTATCTACTACGCCTTCTGTAACAGCTGTTTTTCTAGTTCCTCTTAATCCACTACGCGCTCCAGTTTCAGGATTTATAGGAGGAGCTAATAGATAATCAGCTAATACTTTAGGATCAAAGTCTTTAAAAGTGTATAAATTAACTCCTTGAGCTGTATTTTCTACATACACGTCATCTCTTCTTTTAGCAGCGTAAATATCTTCTTGCTTAGTTAATTTAACAGGTGGATTAGTAAATAATCTATCTTCAGGTTTTGTTTGACCTTCTATCCTAACAAACCATTGGACAGGTAACATCTCTTTCATTTTAGGAGCTAACTTTTTAATAGCAAACTCATAATTTTTACCACCGCCTAGTTTCTTTTTTACTGACTCATTTAATTTACCTCTAAATATATCTGTTACTACGCTTTTAAAATCTTTACTATCTACATCTGGAACATCACTTTCTAATATTTCAAATGCTGCAGTTTCAAAATCATCTTTTAAATTTTGATCAAATATTTCAGGAAACTCTCTAGGTAATTTACCTCTTTTAGTAGGTTTAGGTTTTTTATCTTCTGCTTTTGGTGTTGGATCATCAGCTGCTAAATTTACTTGTTCATCTATATTTACAGCTACTCCTTGTTCTACTCCTGGTATACCTAATGTTTCAGCTAAACTGTTAGCTCTTAAATAACCTCTATTAACTATAAATTTTTCTATATCTTGTTTGCCTACTTCATACTCACTAAACACCATTGACTCTACATCATTACGCATAGTATTTTTAAAATAATCTCTAGTAACTCCTTCAGGAATTATGTTTTTAGGTATAGGATCGTATAGTCTTTTAGTTTGAGATTCTACAAACGCTTCAATAGTAGGTGATAAATCTTCTTTAATTTTATTTTCTAATCTTTGCTGTTTAGCGGTAGGCTCAGGTTCTTTATTAAATCTTTTTGCTACTTCTTCATTTTCTTTTATTTCTTGCTGTAAAGATTTTATATCTTCGTTTATCTGATTAGTAGTTTCTATATTTAGTTTTTTAGCCGCAGCCATAGCTAAAGGTTCTTGCACAGTTTCTTGTACTGTTTCTTGTACTGTTGTTTGAGGTGTTGGATCTCTTAAAATGCTAGTTTCTCCTCTTGCCTCTATTTCAGGCGCTATAGTTACATCACCTCTAGCTATTTTCCTTTGCGCAGTAGTTAAACCTTTTCCTTCAATATTAGTTACATAATTATCTATTATTCTGTCTACGTTTTGCTCGTTTATTTCTACATTTTTAAATCCTAAATTTTCTAATAAACTTTTTATAGTATCAATAAAACTTTGTAATAAAGGTTTGTTTTCATTAGCATTAAAAGCTCCTTGATCTTTTAACTGACCATAATAAGTAATAACTTCTTCTGCTACTTTAGCTGGAGAATATTTAGGATCTTTTCTATATGAATTTAAATGTTTTTGAAGAGCGTTGTATATTTCAGGATTTTGATTTTGCATTTTCTCCATCAAAATTTCTGCCATACCAAAAACTAAATTCTCATTACCTGGTTTATTAAAAGCTATGTCTAGATAGTTATGTAACCCTTCATGCTTTATAACGTCTTTAGCAGCTGTTTCTGACATTAATATAACGCCTTCTTTTGCTATATAACCTCCTTCTGTATCTTCATCTGGGTTTAAAATTACTTCTGGAGCTACTCCATATTGTTGAGCTAAAGCATCTACGTTTTGTTCATTGACAATTATAATTCTACTATCAGTAGGTACTTCCATACCTTTAGCTGGTAGTACTTGGCTCATTTGCTTATCAATATTTTGTTTAGTTATATCAGATTTAATTCTATTATCTTCATTAACTAATATTTCTAATAGTTCAGCATTGATAGCTTTAACTCTTTCTTTATCAGGAATAGTAAGAGCAGGATCACCATTTTTTATTTTAGCTTCTAATTTATCTCTTTCAAGCATTAAATCTAAAGTTTGTTGAGTTGCTTGAAATGAATAATCTTTAGGAATATCTTTAGATTTATTTTTTAAATTAGCTATTCTTTTTGATTCAGCTTGATATTGCTCTTCGCTTATTTTATTATTATTTCTAAGCTGTAATAATACATTACCAGCATCTTTAAAAAATTGATCTCTTTGCTCTGCTTTAACTTTACCAATAGATACTTTATAAGCTTGTTCAGATAAGTAACTAATACTATTTCTAGACAATCGCATCATTTTACCAAAACCTGGTATAGCAATTGTAGCGGCCACACCACCACCAAAATCTTCTTTAAAATCTTCTAATATATTTACATTTGCAAATGCTGCATCACCTTTAGCTGCATTAACAGCCGCTGCTTGTCCAGCTCCCTGCAATACTTCAACACCACCTTCTTGAAAAGCTTCTAAACCTTTGTCTGCTATTTTTTTAGAATTTTCTTTTATAATTTTAATTATTTGATTCTTATTAGTTTTTGTAATAAACTCTTTTAAATCTTTATAACCAAGTTTTTTAGCAAAATTTAATAATGATTTTTTAGAAGCTTTCAAAGCTGCAGATCCTCTTAAACCTGTTCCTTGTTCTAATAAAGCTGACACTGTAGCCCAACCCGCTGCTTCACCTTGATTTTGATATTTATCACTAACCATAGCTTCCATTATCTCTTCGTTAGTAGGTTGCCTATTTAATTCTTCAGCTAAATTTTGTGTAACACCTTGCCAATATGCAGATCCATATTCATTAGCAAACATAAACATACTTGAAGCTACAAGAGATGATCCACCTGTAGCTGGAGCTAAAGCAGCACCAGTTATAGATGCGCCTAATTGAGGTGCCATTCTAAATACAACGCCTATAACGTCACTAACAGTTGCGCCGTCTTCATCAAAAAGTTCAGGCGCCTCTACTAAATTTATTAATCTATCAAACTCTTGTATTTCTTCTAAGTTTATTTTTACATCATCTTTAAACTTTTCAATTTTTCTTTCCTGCATAGCAATGTAATCTTTGTAAGTCATAGGCTTACTAAAGACTTCACCAAACGCACCTTGCTTGCTTGTGTCTATTTGACCAGTTAAAGTAAATCTTCCTTGTCTAGGAGTACCAGTACCTTGGGATAATGTTGCAGGTCTTCGAAGGTTAGATTTTTCATAATCTATAGTACCATCAGGATATACATATATTATTCTATCTGGATCACGTTCTAGTTGCTTAACCTCACCTTTAGGAGTTATTGTAGTTGTAGTAGGAAGCGCTTGATTTAACATTTCCATTTCTTGTTTAACGCCACTAATACCTAACTGCGCTATTGAAACTTTAGCGGCCTCCCAGTTTTTTCCTATTTCATATATACCTGCTATTGTTTGATCAGTTGGATTACTAAAACCATAAAAGCTAGCTAATCCATCAGCATTATCTTTTTGCCACTGTTTCCATAAAGGATCTATTTTTTCATTGATAATGCCATTTAAATAGTTAACTCTACCATTGTATATTTTACTACTAAATAAACTATTTATTTGATCTTCTTGGAATTTATTACCTCTATTCTGCGCTTCTTGTATTGCTTGATTAGCGACAGCTAATCTAGCGTTGTATAATTTTTCTAATTCTTTTTCAGCAGCCTCAATTCCATCAGCAGTAGACAAGTCATATTTAGTTTCTATTTGAGAAACTAATTTTTTAATATCAAGATCAAACTCTTTCTGTATAGCATCGATTTCTTTTTTATTATAAGCTTCTATACGTTTGTTAACATCATTGATTAAACCTTTTATTACTACGTCTTGATTTATTATATCACCAGTAATCATTTTAGAATCTTCAAAAAATTCTTCTGGATTTTCTATTTCACCTAATGATGAAAAACTTAAATCAATTTGTTTACCTATATCATTTCTTATTTTAAGATCTTCTATATTATTAGCTAAAACTTTTTGATCCATTTCCCTCTGCTGCTGTAACATCATTTGACCAGGATCAGCGAGTGAAGTTTCTTGCCAGTTTAAATATGAATTATATTCGTTTTCTCTCTCTTCTGGAGATAAGTCTGGAGCTACTTGAAAACCACTAAAAGTGCCTAACGCTCTATAATATTCATGATCAACTTCTCCATCTTTAGTTAATTTAGTTGGTTTCCATGGTGTATCCAAAGAAACCTCTTCCGATTTGAATTCCGTATCTCCTGCTGTAGGGTTTGCCGACGCACTCGCAGGATTTAACGTTGCCTCGGCTATATCCTTTTCCACAATATCTTCGTCTTTTAAGCCTTGTATCTCAGGATTATATAGCATTAATTCTTCAAAAGTATAACCTTTTCTTTTAGCTATTTCTTCTAACTGTGCTTGTGTATAAGCTTTATCTTTAAATATATACATGTAATTTTATTTAAGTAAAATCTTCTAATGTTTCTGTAGTGATAGTCTCAACCGGTGTATATACCAATTTAACGTTCTTCAAAGCTTCATCAATTTTACGTTGATTAGGATTAGTTCTAGTTGCACCAGGCAGTTGAGAATTTTTCATTTGTTGTAGTATTCTTGATTCTAATTGATGATATTCTGTAAATTTTTCAACTGGTTCATATCCTCCGTTTAAATTTTTGTCATAATATAAAACATCATCTTTTATACCACTCACGTCAGCGTTTGCATCTTTTTCTAACATTAATTTCTTCACATCCGCTCCAGATAAATATTGCGCATATTCACTTTGATCACCTGTAGTGTTTATAGAACTTAAAAATCTTGCTAGATTATCTATTTTATACTTAGCATTTTCAGATGAAGTAGGACCTTGTCCAGTAAGTCTACTAAAATTACTTTTAACATCTTCTAAATCAAATGATGTAGCATCAGGTTCTAAGTCTAGTAACTTTCTTATTTCTTTAAAATTCTGTTCTACAATAGCTTCGTCATCTGCTTGTGGCACAAAATTAATTCCATCTCTAATAGCAACAGCTAGCGCAGCTTTATCAGATTCTTTCATTCTTTCTCTAGCAGCCCGTGTTTCTGTTACATTGTAGCTAGTTATCTTTGTTTGAGATGCATATTCTCTTTTAATTTGCTGGGTTAAAAGATCTATTAATTCTTCTTCTTTATTAGCATATTTGGAATCAGAAGACTTTTCTTCAGGATTATAAAAACCCTTACCACCTGCCATTTGCCAAATATTTTGTAAATAGTTATAACCAGGTAGACTATTTTTTTGAGAATATGAAAAGCCCTGTAAACCTCCATCTCTAACAAATGAAGCAATACCAGCTTCTAATTGAGCGTTTGCTTCATCAAATTGTTTTACAGTTTGACTTATTCTTTTATTTTTTCCATCTTCAGTTTCTTCAACTTCAACTTGTTTACTTGTTTTAACTAACTCATTATAAACGTGTTTATTCGCTTGCCATATAGCTGCTTTAACTTCATTATAAGGACCTCTATGCGTAGTACCTACTAAGCTACCTCCGTTTTCTAACAAGTCTTTATATTCTGAATAACTTATTCTTAATATGCCGTGTTCAGGACTTTCGTAAGTTATGTAAGTACTAGTATCATTAAACACACCGTCATCGCCCCAAGAATGATATTTAAATCTACCTTGTTTAGTACCAAATATTATGTGTTGTGCAGCTTCAGATCGTAATGCAAAGTTAGGCTTTCCATCATCTAAGAGTAAACCTTCTATATCAGGATTTGAAGTATTATATATATCTTTAACTGTGCCATCCATGTTCCAGGCACTTTTTTTATTTTCAGCAGTTTTATTAAGCAATCCTACTAAAACAGGCGCTTGCTCTATTATTCCTAATAATCTAAGCTTAGTCATTTTATATTCAGCAGTTCCATAATCTAATTCGCCTAACTTTCCATAAAGAAAGTTAATATCACTCTCAATATCAAATTGTATACCTCCAATATTATCTTTTATGTTTTGTTCAAACTCAGGTGTAAATATATTAAAATCTTCTTGAAGCTGTAATACTTCGTCTCCAATTTTATATTTCTCTGCTTCTTCATCACTTATTACTTGATCTTTATTTTCATCTGCTTTTTTAAGTGTTTCTAAATCATCTAAATTAACTGGTATAATATTACCATTTTCAGCTTGTATATTTACAGTATTACCTGGATCAGGGCCAAGATTATGTACTATTTTTAAATTAGCCGCAGCTTGCTTTTGTCTTATTTCTTCTATATCTACTTGCCTTAGATCATTTAATTTTTTTTGTTTTTCTAATTCCTCTAGCTCTTTTTTCTTTTCTTTTTTATTCTCCGCAAGCTGGGCTTCTAGAAGACTAGTTAGGTTGTCAAAACCTTTTTGTACTTCTGAATGTCTTTTATCTAATATTTGAGTTGGCTGTGTATATGTTCCCATGATTAAGTTTTATGTTCCAAATAAGCTATCTGAAAAAGTGTTTTCTGGAGCCATACCAAACTGCGTAAGACTAGTGGCAGCACCTGTAAACGCTGCTGTAGCATCTTGCTGGTATTGCATTTGTTGAGCTAATTGATTATCATACAATGCTTGTGCTCTATCTAATTGCTGCATATCTCTTTTGTCTTGTTCTTTATACATGAACGCTTTGCCTTTAGCATCTAGATTTTGCATCCTTATTTTTTCATTCATTATTTGAGTTTGTAATGCAGTTTCGCCATCAGCTCTTAATTTTTCATTAGCTGCTTCTTGCTTTTGAATATCTGCCGATATACCTTGTTTAGATTTAGCCGCTGCTTGTGCTAAAGCTGTTGCACCACCCGCTCCAAAACCTCCAGCTCTCATCGCATCTAATGTGTTTGCTAAAGCTTGATCAGCTTCTTCTGCTTGCATTTCAGCCGCTTGAGTAGCAACACCTAAGTTAGCATAAGGATTACGTAAAGTTCCAGATAAATCAGTAGCACCTGCATAAGGATTTTCAATAGGCACTCTATTATTTTCTAATCTTGTAATATCGTCAGCTAAAGTTTGAGCATCAAGCTTAGCTTGATTAGCTTTATTCTGAGCCATAATGCCGTTAATTAGTTGACCTCCTACAGCTAGTGCTGGAATTATTAAAGGTATTGCCATATTATATTTTTTAAGATGATTGTACAAATTTTGTTCCTACACTCCATAGTTCTTTTAAACCACCTACGTCAGTGTAATTGTCTGTTGATATTTTTACTGTAGCAAAATAACCTTTTATACCAGATATATCACTACCAAATATTATTTCTCCTTGTTTAACTGTACTATTGTTAACTAAGTTAGCCGTGTATAAATTTTCTTTTCTATTAAAACCAGCATGCATTGGTTGACCTGTAATAGGATCATTATATAATCCTTGATCGTAACTACGAATTAAACTAGTAATATCTTGATATTCTTCTCCATAAGAAACTGGATTTGAATTAGGAAAAGGATCTATACGTTGAAAATCTGATCTAAAGAAATTAATTTGAAAGCCATTATCACCTTCATAATTAACAGTTTGAAATACTTTTTTTATAGAAGGCATATCATTTATAGTAAACACTATACTAGCTGGATTACTAACATTATAAAACACTCCTCTATTATTAATCACACTTTGATCGTAATGTTTCCATAAAGAACCATTTTTAAAAGAATAAAAGTTGTTTTTAGAACTAAACATAATGTTAGGTCTATAAGTATAGTAACTAGCCCAACCATTAACCGTGTCATCAAAAACTAATGTTGAAGTGTTTTTTATTTCAAATGGTTCATTTAAAAACGTAAACTCTTCAGTAGAGGCAATATTAGTTAAAGCTTGTTGATACGAAAGTGTATATACTCTGTCTCTTACATCAAATGTTCCTTCTATAGTATCTTTAACAAACTTAAAAAAAGTTACTTCTATTTTTCCTTCATCTGAAGATGGTATAGTAACACGCTCAGATAATGTGACCGTATTAGTGCTCATGTCTAAACCTGTTATATAAGCTGTAGTTATTAACCCAGCTATAGAAGCTGTCATACCATATTCTAAATTTGCTATATTAGCTGCTGTAACTACAATAGAATTAGTAAAACCTGTACCACTTGCTGTACTTGTTACTACGTTATATCTTTTGAAATCATCACTTATTAATTCAGATTGATCTCTAAAAAAATCATTCATTCCATAACTAGAAATTTCAGTTAAGCCATCTCGTGAAAGTCTCATCACTTTACCTCTATATTTATCAGCAAAATATCTTCTAAAACCAAAAGTACCAAAGCTTTCTGGATTTTTACTAATTCCATAATTACCTAAGTAAGGTACGTTTTGACCTATTACTTGAGTTAAAGAACTAACTTGAGTTTGGCCACCTTCAGCAGAATATATAGCATCTTTATCTATTAAAGATCTACTTACTTTATTTTCTTGAAATATTGTTAAATCATTATTTAACGCGTATAACCTTTGTATAGAACCATGGCTAGGGTCTAAAGAAGTACTTATAGTTTCTCCAACTGAAAATACGTTTGTTTCATTAAAACCAGTTCTAGAGTTAAAAACACCTGAATATATTATAGAATTAAATCTATTTAATTGTACAGGATTGTCTTCATTTAGGTATGCTTTTACGCCAAAGTCTACACTTGTATTATTAAATCCTCCTTTAATTCTAGCTTCTTCTACAAACCAATTTCTGTTACCTACTTCTTGATCTGAAACCTCAGCATTGATAGGAAAAGTACCAGTATTATACGGCGAAAAGAATATACCAGGCCAAACTGGAAACCAATAATCTGTGTTTTCATCAGTTTCTGTTACTGCTGAACCTGTCTTTTTTATCCAAAAAGAATTATAATAACTTATAGGTACTCTTGCTGCCATATTATGAAATTACTATTATGTTTCTAGGTATTGTTGTTGTTGTTCCAAAAGAATCAGTTACGTTTATATTAAATCCTATCCAAAAAATACCGTAGGAACCTACGTATTTTGGCCCGTAAGATTGACCAGAAGGTATATACTGAAGATTACCATGGCCTATTCTATCATTTATTATTAAACCACCTTGATGTATAAAACCAGAATTTAAAGCTTGTGTATCAGGAATTAAATCAACTTTACTTCCATTAATACCAAATTTTTGTTGTAAAGCTCCATCAACAATAATAATTTCACCATTATTATTAATATTAACTATAAAATCTAGTTGATCTGCTATTTCGTTATTAGGATCTGGAAATCTACCTGTTGGATTAAGAGGGTCTGTAAATATATTACCTGTAGGTAAATGCAAGTCTGAAAGTGAATATGTTAAATCATCTTGATAAAAATTAGTATTTAAAGTTCCATTTAAAAAACCTGTACCACCATTATTGTTTATAAATTTAGAAACATTTTGATTTTGTTCTAATATCCTCCAAGGTCCGTAATCAGGGTCTCCAGCATTTGCGTGGGAAGAATAATCAACTAAAGAGTAAAAAGCAGATTGATTGCCTGATATTAATTGATCTGGAGTATCTTCAATAGCTTTCCAAGAGGGAAGTTTATTGTTATAAACGCTAGTGCTTGTGTTTACGATTTGACTAATCTCTTGAAAAGGATAATTATCAAAATCAGCCCTAGTTGAAGGATCATCAAAACCAAGAAGTTTTCTCCACCAATAAATAGCTGAATTACCAGAAGAAATACTTCCAGAGCCTGTGTTATCTGGAATGTCTCCTATTCCACCATATGATATGTATGGAGAATATACATTTCTACCTAAATTTACAGTAGGTGTTGATCCATTATTTTGAAGCTTATAATTTTGTATTGAATATTGATCATTAAAATAATCAGGATCAAGAGACAATCCGCCTATTCCATTTACATTTTTCGGAAGTTGTATACCAGCTCCGCTAGTTGTATATATTAAAGGTATTGAACCAAATTCACCTATACCTTGAACAGCTATATTATCACCTGGGTTTGTAGTGTAATCTTTAGGTCTTAAAGATTCACCCGTACTTGTTTGCCTACTATATTGACCATAAGGCTCTACGCTTATAGGTATAAAATCATTACCTAACTGTGTTGCTCCTGGGTTTGCTTGTTGATTATATTGAGGTTGAATATTACTCATTGGCCCAGTAAAACTCAAGGTGTTATTAGTAACAGAATTAGCTGTTGCAGTAAAATTAAAAGTTATATTTTGACCTATTCCTATATATCTATATTCATTAGTGTAAATATCAAACCTTCCTGTAAATACAGGCGAACCACTTGAATTATCAATTTGCCTAATTAAAGTAAATAAATTAGATATATTAGTACTAGGATTTAAAGAAGAAAAAACAGAAGTTAATATACACTCGTTAAACGTACTAACTATCGGCACGCCGTCTTTATCTATTAACTCTACAGTGTATATAACAGTACCAAACTCTGGCAATTCTGCAGTTCCATTCCCTATACCATAAGGTTCTGTGTTTTCAAAAAAGTCTAATACCTCTATTAGATTTAATGATACTGGACCTAAATTGCCTGAGTTTATGTCTTTATTAAGTTCTGATATAAATCCACTTGTAGAGGTTTCATAATATATATCTAAATTAGAAATAAAAGGATCTGTCTCATAAACTCCTAAAGTATCAAAGTTCGATGCAGTTAGTCCAAATAACTTATTATTAGATACCTGTGCTAATGCAGCAGATTTTCCTTTGTAAACTTTAGTAACATCTATTTCTGTACCTACAAAATTACCTGAAGTATTATTAAATTGAGAGTTATATATTATAGAACTTACTTCATCTGACTTTCTTAACGGTGCAATAAAAAAACTATCTTTTGCAGTAACGTTATTAAAAGTTTGTTCTGAAGGATTTACTCTAGGAAAAAGTTGAACTGAAGATCTAAACTCTTTTTCTTCTGGCCCAACATTAGATAAATCTTTAGGTACTTTATTTATGTTATCATTAACTAATGAAAAATAACTATTTAAATCACTATAATCAGGAGTATTGTCTCGATAAGAACTAGGTATATAAACATTGTAATATTCTTGTTGCTGTTGGTTAACAACTATTTTATAAGTATACCAACCTAATGGATTTGCTTTTCTTAATTTAATAACAGTCATCTCACAAGGTATAGTAGACTCTTCAGAAGAAAAACTTACGACTTGACCTATTGAAAAACCTATATCAGAAACGCTTTGATCTATTATTGTAAAATTTGTTATGGCACCTTCATCTACTTCCGTAACTTCTATTTGTATAGTATTTCCATCGTAAACTCCAGTCGCTATATCTCCAGCAGTAAAACCAGCACCTCCAGGGTCACTAGAAGGACCAGTTATTTCTAAAGTTTGAACTTGACCAATAGGCGAGTATAAACCTGGATAACCTGGTTGTGATAAAGTTTCTGGTATAGCATTTTCTAATAGTAAAACCATTTGTTTACCAAAGAAATTTAAAACATTAGTAACAGATAATGAAATTTTATCTGAATAAGGATTGTATAAAGTTGAAGATCCAAAAGCGGTTCCTGATAAATCTAAAAAACCTTGTATGCTAGATAAAATTACATCAGATTGTCTACCATATCTATCTGACAAAACAATACCTACTTGATAATTTCTATTTTCTTTTAAATTATGATTAATTAAAGTTCTTTTATCTTGAGAAAGAGGAATATCTATTTTATTACCTACGCTTAATTTAAAATCCAAACTAAGAGGAGAAGTATGTTTATCTATATAATTACCATACATAACTCTATTACCTGTAACTTCTTGAGCAAAAGCTCTTACTGGTGTTTTATCATATACTCTAGTAATATCTTTTTCTGGTAATACTCGTATAGGTTTAGTAGATTTATATGTATATTTAATATAAGAATCATCACCGTTGTTTGACAAACTACTTATAAATGCTTGATCTAAAACGTCTATAACTTTTATAGTATTTTCATTAGAAAATTTACATAAAATTTCTATTTCTTTTATATTTAAAGCATCTATTGTTTGATTCCACGATCTTCCATCATAATTTCCTTGTTCAAAAGGAGTTCGTATCTGAAGGTCTACACAGTCGATATTATTTTCAAAGAAATTAATAACAGAAGTTTTACCTGCTTTTTCTTCTTCATTTAATATAAAGCTTCCAAAGTTCTGAGGTATAAAAGCTATTTGAGTAAATGGAGCTATTAATGAATATTCATTATCATCAAATTTATATCTATAGGAAAATCTTATAAATTTATCTTTTAAAAACTCAGTATCTCCAGAGAAATTAGCATTGTAATTAGGATTTTCTCTGTATATTTTAACTTGATCACTTGCACTTAAATTAGTTATAGCGCCAGTTGAATCTTCAATTTTTATTTCACCATTAGTGTTATCGTAAGTAGTTATTTTAGCATTTTGTTCTACAGTAACTATAGGTTCACTACTGCCTGCACTTGCTATATAAATTTTAGAATCAGCATAGGTATTATCTACACCTTCTAACTGGGGTTTAACTCCATTAACATCTTCTAAAATATATTCTCCCGCGGCCGAATCTTCAACAGATTTAATAAAACCTTCATATATTACTGGCAAAAATTTAGAGCCACAACTTTTTAGTCCGTACTCTGTAAAAGTTATAGGCTGATTTTTATTCCAGGTCTGAGTAGAATTTAAAGTAATTTGTTTATTTACTGCGGAAATGCTTTCTATATAAACATTAATACCTACTGCACCTACACTACCAAGACTAACTGCCATACCTACAAATAATCCAGCTTCTTCAGGTGTTCCTTTTAGATCAAGTGTAAGAGTATCAGAAGGCGCGGCTGTCTCGCCGCCGCCAGAGTTAGCACTAGCTAGATAGGTATATTCTCTATAAAATTGTAAAGGATTAGATGGGTAAAATTTAGCTACAGATATTTTATCTTCAGAATTATAATAATTACGATTAGAACTAGCTGTTTGAACATTTATTTTTCTTGGTTGATTTCTATAGTCTGTAAAGAAAAGTAAATTTTCTATTAAATTTATTCCATATATTCTATGTGTTTTAGAGAAATTTAAAAAACTACCACTAACTAATACATTAGTAGTATCTGTTTTAAAATTATATGAAATTATAAAATGAGAAGAACTAGAAGGAGCTATGTTACTTAATCTATTTTGAGAAGAGTCAGTATAATTTGTTAAAAATATATATGCTAAATTATTTACTTCGTCTATTATATAACCTATAACTTCTAACTTAGTAGCGCTTCCTGCATAATCTGTTAAGTTAAAATTGGTAACAAAATTATTTCCAAGTATATTTTGAAACGTACCTACATCATCGCCTTCTGATCTACTTATCGTAACATTTTGACCTATTCTATATTCACCTTTTGGAATCAACCTATCATCTAGGTCTTGATTCATTTTGGCTTTTATAAAATTATTTTTACTTTCTGCCATATCTAATGTTTAATCCATTTAGATTTACCTCTCATTACTTGAGTAAATGCTTCTAATTTAATATTACTTAATCTTATTTTTGCATTTCTTAATTTAGAAGATTTTTCTCTTCTATATCTATTTATTATATATTCAGGAATATTAGCTCTTGTAGATAATAAAGAATACATAATTTGCATATACATAGCTTCTTCAGCCATCTTAGGTACTTTAGTATCTTCATCATAAGCTAAACCATCTGATATATAATCTAATATAATTAATCGATCTCTTAAATCACTGCTAAATGAAAAACTTCCTTTTCTTTCGTTTATATTAAACCATCCGTTTTTTTGACTAATCTGTGGATCAAGTCCATATCTTTGTCCATAAAATAATTTCCACCAATCAAAACCGTAAACAAAAGGTTCTTCATCTAAAAATATTTCACCTGTAAGATCTCTATCGTTTGTTCTGCTCCAACGGTCACTAGTTAATGATTGAGCAGCTTCTAAATTATTACCGTAATTATCTTGTGTAGGTATACCTTCTTTGTCTTGAAGAATAGGTGTAGGATTACTACTTAAATCATTTATTGGATATATAATATGTTTTACGCCAGCTTGATCTATCCAAGACAATTGCACATAATTTACATAGTCTTGAGGTATCGGCAATGTTAAATTGTGAGGTATTGTAAGTTCTTGAGATTTTACACTTTTTAAAGTGTCATAACTAAATTCTTGTAATGCTCGTTTAGCATGAAATATTACATCAGATCGTCTAGCGCTAGATATTATATTACTACTACCTACATATATGTTCATAAAATTAGTAACTATCTCACTTAATGGTACATATTCATATCCACCATAATTGTTCCATCTAGCCTTGTCTATAGCTCTAACTCTAATACTAGTTGTTGTAGGTATTGAACCTAATATTTCTATTTTATTATAGCCTACCAAACTATATGTACTACCTGTATAAGGAGAATAATCTTGAGCAGTGTCAGGTCTTATTTCTACTATATAATTTCTTATTGAATCTACAGCATCGTTCAACACAATATCAAAAGTACATTCAAGTTTTTGACCAGCAACACCGCTGCCTAAAAACAATTGACTTCCTTGATAATATTGATAATTAGTTTCTGTTATTAGTCCCATTTATTAAGATTTTTCTGCTACTTCTTCTTGTTGTGATAAAACACTAGCTGTTTGTACTATTTGCGGATCTCTTATAATTATTCCAGCATATTGTAATATTTTTATTATAACTTCAGTTTGATCAATATCCGAAAGTTCAAATTGAGTAGAACCTGCAGTAAGTGGATCAGTAGGGCTAGGATAAGTAGATGGATTATAAACAGTGTTATCATACAAATACTGACCTAAACTACCTGTCGTGTAGCCCCATCTAACGTCTTTAGGCTTTCGTATGTAGTTTACTATTATTTCTACTATTGAAGGTGATATTTTTAATTGATTATTTCTAAGTGTAAACACTGGAAACGTGCTTGACGGTCTAGTTAAGGGTGATTTATTTATTAAGTTAAATTCTCCTTGTGTAATTTCCTCTAATACTGTAGGGTATTCTGGACCATAAGGATTTAACGTAGATCTTTCATAAGTTACAGAACCTAATTTATAAAAAGTAGGATCAAGACTAGTTAAATCATATGGAGTTTGTAAAGTTTTTTGTTCTTCAAATATAGATATTTTTTCTTCTACTGTTTTTATTCTGTTAGCATATTCACTATCATTTGTAGGTTGTCGTAAGAATACATTTAAATCTTCAAAATACTTATCAAATATTTCTAATTGAACTTGTGTTGCTAAACTATTAAATTCAGCTGGTGTCATATATCCTCTTTGTTCTTTGTTTAATATGAACAAGACAGTTTGATAAACAGTGTTTACATTAATCATATATCTATATTTAAAAAAAGGCGGCGCATTGCCGCCTTAATTATAATCACTTGTTATTTTAGTTTTTTCTGAATAGACTTATAAACTTCTAAGCCTTCGTCAGTTTTAAACCAAGCTGCTATAGCTGAATAAGCGTTTTCATCAAACGGAACAGTCATTAATTTCCTACCGTTACTTCTCCATTTAAACGTTCTATTATCATCAGCTAAAGTTAATATCTTAGCTTCAACAGCTTTAATAGCTACGTTTCTTAATTCAACATTATCATCTTCTGATAACTCTATAAATAGTGAAGGATTTCTTTTTGCAAATATTAAAGCATCTCGCTTTAATTCTTTAGTAGTTAAATTATTAACTTTACTTCCTACTTCAACTCTTAATATAGCCTCTAATTTATCTACATCCATTTGATAAGCCATATTTTGAGCAGCTAGTTCTAATTCCATTACATCAAATTGATTCTCATTTGCTACTACTTGATCAAATTCAAGAAATATTAAACCGTTGTGAGGGTGATGATGTAAAAATTCTTGTAAGTTTCTTTTTTCTTTTGGTACTTGTAAAACACCGTTTTCAAATACTACATGCTTCATAGTGCATGGACCTTCTTGCTCATCTACAAAAATACTTTTTTGATTTGTAGCATACCTTAGTTCTCTTTCATATCCTAACTCTGGATCAAACCAGGTTAGCGGGTATCTTCTTGAGTGTCTAGTAGGTATAGTATAAGTTAAAGGATTTTTATTTGTTTTAAGATAGTAATTTCTATCTTTATACTCCCATTTTTCTATTTTAGGAGCTTTACTCGCTTTTGTTTCCATAATATAATATAATATAATAATTAAAAAAGACCCCGCCGTAGCGGGATCTTATTATTGTTGTGTTATACCAACGATACGTTTGAAGCAGTTACGCCTTCAACTGTAATTATTGGTCCTTCTTGGTTGCCTTGATATTTCTCTACAGCAGCTCTAACAGCAGCTAAAGCAGCAGCTTGTGTATCATCTGTAAAACTTAACTGTACAGCAGTTGTTAAATTATTGTAATGTAAATTTACTTTATCAGTACCTGAATCTTTAACAAAAGCCACTTCATCCATACCTATTGGGCCAACCCCATTTACTTTTATAAATCCCATAATTTCTATTCTTTAAATGTTAAACAATAATTAAGCTCCTTTGAATAACACGAAGTTATTAGCAGCTTGAGTTACTAAACATCTCTCAGATAAGAAACTTACGGTCATTGCATCTAGTGTGTCAGTGTAAGCACCGCCAACAGATCCAGTGATCCAAGACTTCATTCTTCGATCTTCAGTTTCAGAAGCTCTATATCTTACATGTAAGAAAGGACGTCTGATGTTAGATCCTAACATTTGGTCATATACTGTAGTAGTTCCAGCAGGAATTAATACACCATCTATTTCTTTAGATAAACCTCTTAAAGAAATATCATTTAAATATTTCCAATCAGTTTTATAGAAATCATAAGAACCTCTTCTAAATCCAGAGAAACCAAAGTTAAGTGCCATGTCACCGTCATTCTCAAATAAACCGTAAGAAACAGCTTGAGTAGAAGCATAAGCTCCGTTAACAGCAGCAATCATATCATCAAAATCTAAAGCAGTAGCTCTTGATAAGAATAACATGTTTTCTTCAATAGCACCTTGCTTATCTAGTTGCTTTAATATTTCATCAAAGTCAGCTAATGCACCAGCGCCAGGAGCAGCAGCTCCAGCAAAACCAGAATATACATTACCTCTTGATTCAATAGCAGCAAATAAACCTTCAGAACCTTTTATAACTTGCGTATCAGATGCTGTTGGAAAATCATATTTAGCAGTTGATCCATAAACATCATTAGGCTTCATAAATTCAGCTTCAACCATAGCGGTCTCTAGGTAATCTTCAAATCTTAATCTTGTTTCAGACTCAGACTTTAAATACCATAAGTAACCTGATTGACCATCTTCAGTAGCAACTTCAACCCAACCGATCTGAGCAGTGTCAGAACCGTTAATTTTAAAGTTATCTTTTAAAATGATAGGTGAATTAGAAAACTGAGTAAATTGTGGCTCAATAGAACCTTCCATACCAACTGTTCCTTTTCCAAAATCAGAACCGTATACAAACAAATTAATACTGTTATTAACATCATCTGGTAAAGTTAAAGTATCAGTTCCATAAAGTTTTATATCTAATAACTTTTTGTCTGTAGTTTGTGCAGTACTACGCACAGCTTGTACTAACGCTTTTTGCACTATTAAACCTGTAGCTACATCTGACATTAAAATTGTTTGACCAACTCTAACAGCACCTTGATCAGCTCCTGCTTCTGTTAGGTTAAGAGTAACAGTAGCATCTACGTCACCTGCAGCAGCTGCATCACTAACACTACATTTTCTGTATGCAATATGTAATCTATTTTGTTCAGACCATACAACTTGATCTGATGTCATTGGCATTTCAGCACCAACCATTCTTAGGAAACCTCCAATTGTTCGGTTTCCGTATCTTTCAACTTCCGCTTCATAAAGCTCTGGTAAATATTGCTGAGCAAAATTACCACCCGCATCACCTGTGAAATCAAGATAATTATCTCTTAACGTCATTTGCTGAGGAGCTGGCTTTAAGCTAGCTGGAAATTGAGCATTTTGTGTAAAACTCATTTGTTAAATTTTAAGTTAAGTTGTTTTATTTGTTTTTTTAAATTTCAACCTAGAACTATCAGCACCACTTATAGCTTTTACACGCAGACCATTTATAAATATATCACCTGAAGCAGCAGCTCTAGGTTCTACATCTATATTTTTAGACTTAGCCATTATCTCTTTAGTAGCATCGGCTTTGCCTTGCTCATAAAAATTTTTAGCTATTGAGTCTATGTTTTCTGCGGCATAAATAGCCTTATGGTAACCGGCAGTATCTACAACTTCACCTTCTTTGTTTAAGAACTTCTTAACAAAAGTGTTTAAGTTAGATTGCCTTTTACTCACGTCTTGCGCATTGTTTATTTTATATTTGAAGTTTCTGTCACCTACATTAATATCAAAACCTTTGAAATCTGTAAATAACTCTTCAGTTAATTTTTCAAACCTAGCGTGACGTTCATTGGCTACTTTTTGTTCTTTGTTGTATCTATTGAAAAAATCGATAGCTTTTTGTTGATCCGGATTTACGCTTGATCTAACTTTGATCTCGTCATAATATTGTTTTTTTGTATCTTCAAAAAACTTTCGAGCTTTCGCAAGTTCTTCTTTAGCAGCAAGCTGCTTTTTTTTAATTTCTTTTTTCTCGTCCTCATCTTCGTCGTAAGAAAATTTATCTTCTATTAAAAATTCAATTTCTTCTTTATCTAAATGAGGTTTTGTAGTTTTATAGTACTCTACTAATAATGTATCTGGATTAACATCAGTGTAGTCAGTATTTAATCTTACATAATCTTCTATGTTTCCACCTGTTTCATTCATAAAATTCACTAATTTATGCAAATTTTCTGGAACTACTATTTCAGGTTTTTCTACCTCTGTTGGCTCTTCTTTTGTTTCTTCAGTAGCTTCAATTACTACTTCTTCCTTGATCTCTTCGGTAGGTTGTTCATCTGTTTTTTCGATGTTTTCTTGAGGAACTTCTTCGCTAATTGTGGGTTCGTCGCGAACAGGTACTTCATCTGTTGTTTGCTCTTGAACGGCATTTTCTTCTTTTTTACTTAAATCTAATTTAATAGGGCCTTTATCTTTTTTCATAAGAGAAGGCTTTTTTATTTTAACTTTTAAGTCGCTTTTATCTGCGCCTACTTTTTCTTGTGTTTCTGACATAATATAATATAATAATTAATATAAGTTATTTACAATTTATATATTTTGTAAATCTTTTTGTTGAAAGTCTATAGGTAATAAATCATTTTTTCTTTGATCTATCATTTCACTTTGTTGAGTTCCCTCAAGTTTAGTTCTATTATCTTTTCGATCTTCTATCATTTGCTCTCTTTGTACTCTTGACTGCACTTCCATTTGTTTTAATTGCATATCATAAGTATATCGCAAATTAAGTAAGTTTTGATCTATTTGAGCCTTTTGCTGCATCTGCTGTATTTCAAAATCACTCTCAGCTTTTGCTAATTGTATTTTTTGTTCAGTTATTACTTGTTGTTTTTGAGTTTCAGCTAATGCAGTTTGTTCAGCTAACTTTGCATTTGATTGAGCTTGAGCCTGCATATTTTGCTGTTGTATTTGTTGATCGCGTTTTAATTTGCGTTTTCTACGCTCTTTCAACATTTGATTAGCAAGTTTAATATTTTTTATTTCTCTTAAATCTATAGCATCTTCTAAATCAATAGCACCACCTTTTAAGGCTATTTGAATATTTTGTTCTAAAAACTGTTTTTCTTCTTCGTCTGGTTCTAATTGCAAAAATATACCAAAGTCATGTAGATTTAATTTATTAATTTCTTCAAGTGTTGCGACGTTATATCTTGATATACTATTTTCTAACGCTGATTTTGTAAAAGGAAACTCTAAAGAATCAGAAACTCTTAAACATATATTTTCGCAAGTTCTAGAAGTTAAATAAAGCATAGCTTGTAATAAATGTCTTGTTGCTGTATTACTATTAGCAGCTGCTAATTTTTGTAAACCTACTAAAGCATTTTTATCAGGGGTACTACCATCTCTAGCTTCATTTAAACCAGTCACATCTCTTATCATTTGTAAGTAATACTGATAAGTTTGTATTAAACTTTGTATTTTAGCACCACCACTTCCTGTTTGTAATTCCTGTATAGGTACTTTACCTCTATTAATATCTCCATCTTGAGTTAAAGATCTACCAACTATACTACCAGTTTGAAAATACATATTTAAAGCTTCAGCAGGATTATAATTTGTCCCATTACCAAGGTCAACCTCTGCTAATCCGTCCATATCTAAAAATACACCATCAGGTACTGTACGAGATAATACTTGTTGAATCTTTAAATGAGTCAACTGTATCATATCAGCAAAACCTGTTATCCTACTTACTAAACTTTCAATTCTACCTTTATATATTCTTGGAGCACAAATGTTGTAATTCATTTTTACTCTAGTAGTATCTGCCATTGGCCTAGTTATATTTTTAGCTAGTTGCCATCTTAACATCATTGGATGTCCTAATATTTTAGCTCCACTATATAACGTTTCTATAGTTCTAGATACTCTTTCAAAGTTATCATTCTCAGGTGGGTTAAAAGTATCAGGTTTTTCTAAAGACTTTTCTAAACCTTGAGGTGTTTCTTTTATTTTAAAAACTTGATCACTATAAGTTTTGTATTCAAAGTATAATACTTGAACGGTTAAATTATCATTTCTACCGTTATATCCTCTTAAATACTCAGCATTGCCTGGATACTTTTGTATAGTTTCCATTTCTTGATCTGTTAAATATGGAAACTGAGTTTTTAAATCTTGTATAGAAACAGACTTTACTTCACCAACATAATATAAATCTTCGAAGTTAGGATCTTCTGTATATGAATAAACAAGAGCGGCTGGATCTACGTATTCTACCATTATACCTTCTGACTTATTCCAATTAGTTTTAACTGCTCCAATACCTAAAGTAGTAAGATCATACGCTAATCTTCTTCTAATTAAATCATATTTATTTCGATCTAATACATCATTTATTACTTCTTCTTCTGCTATTTCAATAGACTGTTTATAATCTAATTGTAAATGTAGTTTTATTTCTTCTTCACTTTCTAAACCTAATGCTTGAAATTCTTTTGATTGAACTTCTATACCTGTAGTTTCTTTTATTTTTTCTGCTAATTCTCTTTCTCTAACATCTCTCATTAACATTTCAGCATACTCAGTTCTTTTGTTTGTAGAAAAAGGATCTATTGCAAATGCTTTTATTTCATAATTTCTTTGAGACATACCGTTAACAACTATATCTACAAATTTAGAAATAACAGGCACAGGTTTCCAGTCTAAATTTAAATAACTTAAATCACCATTTATAGCTAATTCATCTTTGTATTTTTGAACAGGTTGCTCTCCTCTTGCGTATAATCTTAAAAGGTGATATTGATTATAGTTGACAGCATAGCCAGGCATATTAGTACCATATCTATAATTTCTAAACCACTCGCCTTCTATAGCTCTACCTACAGCAAGCCCATATTCTAAAGTAGCTTTTTCTGCATCAGGTACCACCTGATCTGGAAAAGAACTATTGTTAGTAGTATAAATCATATATGTTTATTATATTAATTTTGAAATAATGCCGTTGTTGTCGTATCGTTTTATACCTAAATTTATTTTTTTCATAGATCTTTGTGGTATAGGTCTATATCTATTTTTATTACAGGCCATTATAGCTAGCCCAGAACTTATAGTAGCATCATACTTAGTCCTATTATTTATATTAAAACCACTCCAATCTATCAAAGTATCTTGAAAGTACATATCACCATAATTATTTTCTAATTTACCTACAAACTCTTCTATATAACTCTCTATGGCGGCTGCGTGAGCTTGTTTTACATCTTCACTAGAGTTTGGTATACCACCAACTTCTTTTTCTGTTGTAGATAATTTATTCCAAATTTTATCAGGTCTATTCATGCTAAAACCTCTATATCCTCTACGTTTGAAATAATATAATAATCTAGGTTTGTTATTTTCTGCTAATATTGGCATGCCATAAAACACGCAAGCCATAAGTACATCTTCAAAAAATATTTCAGCAGTTTCAGGTCTAGATATATATTCTAAGAAAAAATGATTTGCTGGAGCATCTTCCATAGAAAATTTAGTTAATCCATGTAAAGCTCCTTTAGAACCGCGACCATCAACAGTACCGCTAATATCGTAAGAGTCGCAACCAAAAGCCCCCACGTGTTCATTACCTGGGTATTTAAGTCCATTTTTTAATATTATATTATTTTGCAAGTTGTTGGGTGGAACCCACGATATATTAAATCTTCCATTATTACTAGGCACAAACATTACTCTTGTGTCTTTTATTCCTTGTGCCCATATAAAATTACCTTTAGAAATATTAGCTAAATTGTTTACATCGTTATTGTAATCTATTTGCTCATATATTTTAGTTAAATTAAATAAGCTATTTTTAGTTTCATCTCTAAACGCGTGATCTTCTGTTCTTGGAAACTGCCTATAATATTCGTTTAAACTATCTTGATCATTTTTTAAACCGTCGACTTCATTTTCCCAGTGTTCAATAACTCCTGTTGTAATTTCATGACCGTCGATTCCTTTAACATTATTTCCTCCTCCAATAAAGACAGGTGATCCGAAAGTATCCATGAATCCTTCGTAGTTCCACTCCATAGGTATGAACAAGCTATAGAGCCCAGAAGATGTTTGTCCGTTTCTATTTCTTTTAGTAACGTCGCTATTGTAATAAAGCTTTTTGAAATTGTCTCCACCTTTATCTAATGCGTTTGAAGTTGAGCCCATCATACACTTGCCTACGATTCTTGATCCTAACCTTAGTGTGTTGTCTGGTCTTTCCCATTTTCCTGATTCGTCGTGTGCTAATAATTTTAATTTCTCACCATCGTAAGAGTTATCACCTGTGTTTTTCCAATCAATAGTTGTATCTAGTCCTTGTAGTTCTAGTTCTTTAATATTGTCTTGTAACTTTCTACGAGTAAGTTTGGCGGCCGGAACCCTATATGCCAGTTCAGTTTTTGGCCTGTCCATACCATCTTGTATTGGCTTGAAGAAAAACGGATAGTTAACGGATATTGGTACAACTTTATCTGTAAACATTTTTTTGGCGTCTGCACCTGTTTTAGATAATATCCCAAATCTTGAGTCACTCGATATTGTTGCTTGATTAACAAGTTCCGCGCTTGACATAAAGCTAAAGCCACTCCGTCTGTTTTTAAGATAGCACATTCCGTAACATCTATCATCTGCTTTACAAGCTTCCCAGAATATAAAGAATAATCTATTTGCTTCTCTATAATCAGGTGCTCCGACATCAATTTTTGACCATTGCAAGTACATGTAATGAGTGCCGGTAATATATACAGGATCACCACAGTTGTAAAAAACAAAACCTTCTTCTCTACGTTTAAATTCTTGATCAATGTAATCATACCATTTCTCTTTGAAATCTAAAGATTGTTCTTCCCAGTCAAATCTTGTTTTAATTCTTTGTAACTCTTTTGGGTAATCAAATCTTTCCCAATATTGTTCCTCTTTTCTTTTGCTTCGTTTATACGGTTCATCTGCTGCTGGTAAAGCAATGCGGAGATTTTGTATTTCGATGATCTGTCCAATTTTACCTGTTTTACTGATTACTATAAAGTCATAATCTTCATTATAACCATATTGCCATTTTTTAAACCTGTTGTTTTTAGCTAGTATTTTAGAATTAACAACGTCTTTAATTTCTTTCCAAAGCGTTTGTTGATAACTCACTTGCTTCTCCCTTCTGCAAAACCTTTAAATGTCTTCGCTTCTTTAGGTTTGTCTATACCTTTTAAAATATTCTCTTCTTCTTCAATACGCTGTAATATTTCAAACGCATCCATAATACAAAGCTTTTTTGTAGCGGCTGCATTTTTTAATCTATCAGCTGCTAGATCATCAGCGCTATCAGTTATAATTTGTTCTTCAGCGACTTTAATTAACTCGTCTACAGCTTTACGCCCAGCTCGGATTATATTCTTTCTCGTTTCCTTCGTACTCATTTATTAAAGCTATATCATTAGATTTCATACAATATAAACGTTCATTATCAATTACAAACTCAAATTCTGAAGCTGGTGTAAATGTAATAAACGTTCCAGGTGTTATTTTAAGAGCTTCTAAGAAACTATTGCTATATTTAACTATGCCAACATTAGGTTGTTCTTTACGATGTCTTAGATGATCTTTATTTAATATAGGTTTTATAAAACAATAATCTAAATGAGATTTACCTTCATACATATATATTTGATGAGGCGTACAAAAATACAAATTATCTTTAAAGTAAGTAGAGCTATTTCTTTCTCTACCTTTTTGATCATACCATCTACGAAATAAATTATGATGAACAATTACTTTATCACCAACTTTAATAGGTGAGCGGTAAGCAGCTGGCACCGAAACAACAACTGCCTCTTTGCTCACAAATCGGTGGTTTTCTATAGTGGTATTAATAATAAGAGATTTATCTCCTATTTTTTTTGTATTATTATATCTCTCATTTAGAGGTTTTATAATAAACTGATATAAACTCTTCATTAGTAATTAAGATCATACTCCAAAGATACTGCCATGTTTTTATTAAATTTTTTCCATGGTAATATCTCTTGGTTTTTTTCTATATAAATATTATATGACAAATCTTCATCATCATATAATATATTACATATATTATGACCTCCATATACTTCTTGACCTATAGAGTAATGCATTGCATCATTTTTATAATCTGATCCAATACTTATTTTTCTAATATTAGACATTACTCTTTTTCTTTTTCAATAGGAGTATATACGCCGTCTTCTACATTTATATTAACTGATCCGTATATTTTTTCTAATTCTACTTTAAAATCTTCTACCTCTTTATTAACTGCCGCTAACTCATGAAGTAATCCGTGTTTTTGACTTTCTAGTACTCCTATTTGCTGGATTATTTCATTTAATTTTTTTTGTTGATCTTGAATTTTTTCAAGATGATCTTTATTTATTTTTTTCATTTTATTTAATTAAATTTTATTTAGTATCCTCTTTAGTTGGAAACCAATTAGGATCGTTTTTGTTTATATAGGTTTTAGTATTGTATTTATCTAAACCTATTGCTTTTATTATTTGTGGTGTATAATAATCTTTTATTGGTAAAGCCCACTGACTTGTAACTTTATTATGAGCGTAATCTTCAGCGTAGCAACCTTCATCAAACTTTTCAAACTCAAATTCCCTTACTATTTCTGTCCATATTAATAATTGATCTACATTTATTGTTTCAATAGAGTCATATATTATTACTTCTTCCTGTGTCATATTCCATATTCTGTTTTAAGTGTGGCGACAATACTATCATGTGTTGCATTATCATGAAAAGCGTTATAACCTAATATTCTAAAAACTAAACCATTCCATCTAAATGAACTTGCTCCAGTTCCACTTGAGTTCCAACTAGTTCCAAACATTATATGTTTAAAAGGAGTAGATTTATTAGCAAAACCTGTAGTAGTTCCTGTCTCAGTATTTCCAATACTCCAGCTTGAAAATGATGTATTAATATAAGGTGTAGTAGAAGATCTAAATCTTAAAGTATAAACTTCAGCTTGAGTTGTAGTAGTGTCTTCGTTTTCTATTTCATTTTCTGACTGTCCGCCACCACCTACATTAGTAACCCAGTCTTCAGAGGTGTTAACAGCTAATCTCCAACCATCGTCCCAATCCCAATCAGTATTTTTATCCATTATAGTATCATAAGTACTAGCACCTGAATCAAACTTAACAACACAATATAAACTTCCATCGTCACCATCCATAACACCTAGCGGTGCTCCACCTTGACTAAGCATAAAGTCTTCTGTAAAATCTAAATATGGTTTATTATTTTGAGCTGCTGATGAAGAAAACCATTGAGGTCTTCTAGAACTTGAAGATTGTTGAAAGTTAAATGTAGTACCTTGATTTGCTAGCGTGTAACAAGCTGTATTATTCGTGCAAGGTACACTAGAACTTGAGTCTTGAAACGCGCCAATTGCAGGATTAACGTCTAATTCTAAATTACCAGTTGGTAATCCACCACCACCACCTTCAGCGCCTAATAATCCAAAAGTTGTTATTACTCTTCTACCAAACATTAAGAAAAATTTAACCCAACAGCAAAGTATATAGCAGTAGCTCCATCAGTTCCTTCTACTAATACAGATAACAAACATGTGCCCTCTAACTCTGGTTCTGTTCCACCTTCAAATTTAGCATTAGGTGGATATGTTAAATCACTACTTGTAGAAGCATCTACTAGTAACGTGCCGTATGATCCGTCAGCTGCTGTTATATCTATAGTTCCACCACCTGATGGTATAGTATACTTTGCATTATAATTATTATTTATATTCCAACTAGGTGTTGCTCCTGTTAAAGTAGCATAAGTAGTAGGAGCAACAGGTGCTACAGTAACTGTATCTGTTGTTACGGTAGTTTTTATTCCGTCTGATCCAGTTATATTTAAAGTATCATTATTGCTGTTTGCTGCTGTGCTTCCACTTGTTCCAGTTATAGTTTTATATATAGATTGACTACTACCTAAGTCATTGTTTGATATTACGTTTGCTTGGCTTATTGCAATACCCGTGCCCGCTGTGTAAACAGTATTAGTTGGAACAACCCATTGTCCATCACCTCTTAAAAAATTACTACTTGAACCACCATCAGGTACATGACCGACATTAGAACCTCCATCATACGCTTGAGATGTAATCACCACGTTACCTGTAGTAGGTGTAACTTTTAAAGGAACCCCAGTTGATAGCCCTGGTGTACCAGCAGTTACATCAGTTACAGGTCCTTCTGTATCTTCCCAAGGAACATTAACAACTAACTGATTTGAACCGTTTAATTGAATACCATAAGTTCTATTAGCATCATTACTAGCATTAAGCGGAGGAGCGACTGCTTGAGCAGCTGCATAAAATAGTTTAGCTGTTCCCAGTGTAGTTGTCGTCATTACACCTGCACCAGCAGGTAAACTTTGAAAAGTAGCATTACCATTTGAATCTTTAGTAAGTACCTGATTAGTGTTAGCCGAGCTTACACCAGTTAAAGCATCTATAGCTGATTGTGCTGTAACGCTACCTGTACCACCTTTTGCTATACTTAAAGTTCCACTAATATTGCTTAAAACCATATTTGATTCTAAGCTAGTAATAAGTTGTGCTCCAGATATTTTAACATTTATATTAGCTTGTGTACCAGTATCAAACTCTACTCCTGCTATAGCAGTCATATTGTTTACATTAGCTGGTGTTCCAGATACCGTAGTAAAATTACTTATCTTAACGTTAGACATACTAATATATTGCTACACAATCAGTACCTGTTACTAATCTTTTAACTAATACAGGAACTTTACTACCTACTACATCTCCAGGTTGAACTTGCTTGAATTGAACGTTCTCACCAGTTTCAGTTATTATTGTAATATCTTGTGCTGTGCTTTTACCATTATATAAAGCTACTCCTCTTGTATCTGTACCTCTTATATCTATATTAACTATTGTTATTTGAGCTGCAACTGCTTGTTGACCTGAAGGCGTAGTTAATGTAATTACACTATTTGTAGTTGTAGCATTGTAGCCACTACCTGTGTTTATTATATCTAATCTTACAATTCCACCATTAGCGTCTACCTCAGCAACTTTAGCATCAAAATCAGTACCACCATTTGTAACACTTACTTGATCTGCAGTATCGCCTACTTCGTATCCTGCACCAGCAACGGTTACTACATAACCACCAATTCCAGTACCGTTTATATCACCTGGCCATAAATCATTTACAGCTCCTATTGTAACTGTTTTAGCGTCATGACCAAAAACTCTAGGATTAGCCGCGAAATTTCCTATTATTCCACTCATTTTATTTATTTATTTTTGTTATTTTTTCTGCGCCTCTAGAACCAAAGTACGCTACATATACTGTTATTAATAATGTTTTGAGTAATTCTACCCAAGCAGTATCTACGTCAAACGTAGTATGAAATGAATCTATTATTATTAAAGTAGTAGAGGCAAACGTAAGATAGATCAAAGTAAGTGGTCTAGTGTTTTTACTTAACCACGAATCACTTTTCATATCGCTACTCCACCTAGTAGAAACGTTTTGCATTTCTGCAATATCTTGTTCTAAAAGCTTCATAGCCATTTCTTTATCTTGAGGCTCTATACTATTATCACTTGTTATAATATTTTTTACTATACCCAAGCCTCCTTGATCAGGTAAAAACTCTCCAAGCTGTGAAACAATATGAGGCGCCTTCTGTGTTAAGAACGCACCTACTTTTGTTTCTTTAAACTTTTTATTTTTACTCATTTAGGTCTATAATTAAAGGCTCCTCTTCTCTCAACTCTTCTCCCGTGATGGTCTAGTAAAAAACCAAAATTATCATACTTAAGAGGAAGCTTCCCAGCATTACTATCTTTATCTACATAACCTCCATCATCTCGGTGAGCATATTTCTTCATATTATCAGCATCTACCTTAGCATAGTATTCATCACTTCCATAATGTGGACCAGTATAATCAGGTTGATCTCTATTTATATTTACACTTCTTTCGCCTCTACCGACTGCATCTTTTGTATTTACAAAATTAGTCATTGCGTCTTGATTCATGTATGTAGCTTGTTGTCCATCACTTGCTCTTGACTCCATTAAAGAGGTTCTACCTACAGTTGCATTTTTTGCTCTTTTATAATTTACCATTAAATTATCATAATCTTCTTTAGTAAAATATTGTTTATTATTTTCTGCATCTTGAAAACTAAAATAAATCTTACCGTCTTTATGTTTAGACCCTTTTACTCCTGTGCCCAGTGTTCCACCCATAGCTTGAAGAGTTTTAGCCATTTGTCTACCTTCTGGACTATTATTGAAATCTTTTGTTCTACTATTTAAATCCGCTCTTTCACTATCAGCATCTCTTCCACCAAAAACCGTGTTAACTCCTTTAGTTCGCTGTATTTGTGTGTCAGCGCCGGTGCTACTTACAGTATTATCATCCAACTTAACAGGAGAGGGATTTATTAAACCCCTCTTCTGCATTGGTGAATATGGACATTTCTTTTTGCCAAGAGGCGACATTTTAAAAGCCATTTTAATTAGATTTGAAGTGTTTAGAAAGTATACTACCACCTAATTTTTTAAGTTGTTTGGCCGGTGCAGCAGAATCTTTAGCAGCGACGGCACCACCCATTTGATTTGTTTTCATCATTGTAGGTGCTTTCTTAATTAAAGCAGGTGAGTTATCATATTTCATCATAGGTGTTTTCATCATACCTGGAGACTTCTTCATCATAACACCTGATTCACCAGCTGCTAATTCTAAAGCTTTTTTCTTCTCATAATTACCTGCTTTTTTATCACCAGCTTTATAATCAGCTATAGCATTTCTAGATAAATCTTGCTCGACTTTTTGTTTTGATAATTTAACTGGCGCTTTCATTTTAGTAGGTACTTCTTTTATTTTTCCTGAAAGAGAAACTTTTAATCTACCAGGATTATTAGCTGCTTCTTGACTTTCATTAAAACCCTTTACAAAATTTTTCTTAGACTTTCTTACAGTTGTTCCTTCTTGCTTCGCTTTGTTTTTTGCTGTAGCTCTAGAAGATAATACTTGACTATAGTTACTTCCTTTTGAAAGGTCTAATGCAATACCTGCATCTCTGGCTGCGTTTTCAGGATAAGCCCCTTTTCTTATAGCTTTCTTAGCTGTCTTACGCTTTGCTTTCTCATCTTTGAATCTAGATTTCATTTGAGCTTTTGTTTCTTTTAACTGCGCCGGTGAACCTTCTTTCATCATTTTCATACCAGACTTACTAAGCATTTTAGCAGGTGCATCTAATATAGCTTTTTTAAGATGTTCAGGTAAATTTTTTTGTTTACCAGTTAAAGGTTTTTTAGCTGGTGACTTTTTCATCTTAGCCATTGACTTATCTTTCATAGTAGCCATAGACTTTTTCATTTTGTTTGGTGATTTTTTCATTGTTGTTGGTGATTTTCTTTCTATTATTACGTCAGAAGCTCCCTCTTTTCTAGCACCTCTTTTAAACTGTCTAGTTAATCTTTCAGCTCTTTTAGTGCCGCCAGGGGCTCTTTTGACTCTTGTTTTAGTTGTTCCGTCTTTTTTTGTTTTAGTTTTAGAAAGCTCTAATGTATTTGATCTTCTACTAGCTCTTCTAGTTTCTTTAGTAGCATCAGGATCTGTAGTTCTTTTATACTCTTTACTTTTATATCTTTTTAACTCTACAGTCTTGCCTCTTTTATTAGTATATGTAGATTTTTTATCTGGCTCTACACCGCGTATCTCCATACCTTTTTTTCTTTTAGGTACAGGAGATTTAGCTCTTGCTTTTTGTCTAGCAGTAGGCCCTGATCCAGCACCTTTCCTTTTAGCATTTGCAACTTTACCAGCAATCTTTATGGCAGCTTCCTCGCTTTTGCCTTCTTTCATTAATTTATTTACTAAGCTTTTAAAACTCATTATTTCTCTGTTTTATAGGCTTCAGCTTCCCAAGGAAAAGACTTGCTTCCTTCTGGATACCACTTGCCTTTGTATTTTATTTTACCATTTTTTCTAGGATACTTAACACCGTTCCACATAATGTAGTCGTCGCTGTAGTCTAGTCCTTTTTTACCGTTTGACTTGTTAAAGTCTTTAAACTGATTTACATGAGTTTCTTCATGCTTTTTTATTTCTTCTAATTCTTTAGGATCTTCTATATCTTTATTTATAGTTATAGTACCGTTATTATTAGCACGTCCTAAAACATTTGGATCATCGTCAACTCTATATATAGGCGTTGTTTCTATTTTATAAGGTGGTTTTAATTTAAAAGCCATTATTTTCTACCTTTACGTTTTTTACCTTTTAATGCTCCACCAACATCACCAACTTGATTACCAACTTCTTTTATAGCTTTTGCTACATCTTTTATTTCTTTAGATGTTTCTTCATATCTATCTTTAGCCTCATCTATAATAGCTTTAGCTTTTTCATCTATATCTGTTTTACCCCATAAATGAGTCCAAACGTCTTTAAAATATTTTTTAGTTAATTCCCACATATTATATATATTAACAATTCCACCTTCTTCTAGCTGCTAAACCTCTTTTACTTTTCCAACCTCTTGATCTAGCACAAAATGATTTTCTACGTTTTGCATCTTTACTTCCTGGCTTTAGTTTAGATGGATCTTTAGTTACAGCTGTTTTTAATTTACTACCAGGATTTTTTCTTTTATATTCATTAACACCTTTCTGTGTCATACCACCACCAGCTGCAGCACCAGTACCAGTATCGTTTGCTTTATTAAAATTTTTACCTCTACCAATAGTTCTTCTAGGCTCTGCTTTTTTAGCTGGTGACTTTTTTTCACCTGGTGCTTTTTCACCACACTTTAAATGAGGGTTAGCAACTTGTCTCCAGTCTTGCTTTACCCAGTTTTTTAAACTACCGCCACTACCTGTACCTGTAGTATTACTTTTAGAACTTCTTTTGTATTTACCTGCTGCACCAGCTTTTCTTTTAGCTCTAACTATTTTAGCTTTTTCACTAGAGCTCATGCTTCTAATTTTAGCTAAAGGTAAACATACTTTTTTAGTACCACCACCTTTTGCTTTAACTTTTTTCATAGCAGGACTTTTGTCTTTTATGCTACTTAAATAACCATCAATTATATTAGCTTGCTTTGCATGAGCTTTAACTGATTTCTTAAGCTGTGATGATACTTTTTTTAATTTACGCGCTTCCATTTTGTTTTAAGTGGTTATACATAGCTTGTCCTAATTTTTTACCCATATCAGAGTCAGATTTATAATGAGCTCTTGCTACATTTCTAGCATCTGATATTTCGTTTCCTACTTGTAAAAACTCATTGTTATCATATTTATCAGCTAAATAATTACCTATTAATATACCTTGAGCTGAGTGACCTGATGGATAAGATGGTGTTTTCATAGAAGCAAGTTCTATATTTTCTAAATCAATACCAAAAGTTTTAGCTTGTGTTTTTGGTCTAGGTCTATTATAATATTTTTTTAGTTTCATTATCACACTAGCAGAACCTTCAGTTAAATCTTTTATTTCTTTTTTATCTAGTGTAATATTATTTTTGTCTGCTACTTCTTTAAAAGATCCATAGATGTTATCTCTTTTTTTAACAAAATCTTTATCGATAGGTATGTTATTTAAATCTCTTATTTCTGATAAACTTCTAAGCGAACCATCTTTTGGAGGTGGCATATTTTTAAAATTAGTATAATCAAAATTATCAAACATTTTTTCTACTTTTTCTTAATCTAATTTTACCGTTTTTAAATATACTTTGTTGTTGTCTTTTAGGTTTTTTAGAATATCTTGACCTTTGTTCACCAACAGTTAATATTTGCATTTTACGAGCATAAGACTTACCAGAGTTTAATACTTTTCTAACGCTAGCTCTAGCATCAGCAGGTGTAGCAAACTTTATACTAACAGTATCTTTAGGATTTTCATCTGTATATAATCTTCTCCCTGAACCTTTTGGTTTTTTACCAGTACCTACTTTAGGATCTTTTGTTACAGGACTTTTAGCAGTATGCATATTAATAAACCAGTTAGCTAATTGTTTATCTCTAGACGTAGCGTTTTTTCTTTTTTTTAATTTCCTTGCTTTATCTACAGTTACATCACCGCCATATAGTTTAGATACTCTAGCTTTTAAAGTGCCGCGATATGCTCCACCTCTTTTTTTCATTTAACACTTACCTTGACGCTGTTGTTTAGAGGCCCACATATTAGCATATGCAGAAGGATAAACATCAAACTTTTTTCTAGCTGCAGCTTTACAAGATGCAGATAATTTTCTCATAGCAGGTGAATCACCGCTATACTTAAATGCTTTAACTGGACTTTTTTTCATTGTTTAATTTTTATTTATATTTTAAATCTCCCATCATTTTAGCTGCTTGAGCTATAGTTTTAGCTTGTTCTGGAGAAACGTCTACACCTTTCTTTTTAGCACCTTTAATAAATTGCTTAACATTTACTACTTTTTGAGTAGGTTCAGTGTCAGTGTCGTTATCTTCATCATCGTCTTTTGGAGTAATTTTATCACTAATAGCATCTGCAACGCCTTCAGACGCCGAAGCTAAAGTTCCACCACCACTAGTGTCTAATACTAAAGAAGGTTGAGTATACTTTTTTATAGGTGATCCGCTTAATATTTTTCTTACTATACTTTGTTTTTTCATTATCTACGGTTTTTCTTATTTACTTCCACTTCTTTAACTATAACAGTTGTTTTAGGTTTTCTATTTTTTAATTCTTCTAATTGCCTGTTAAGTTCTTCTAACTTACCATCATTTTCAGTACCATCCTTAATAAGTGTAGATAATATATTTATTTCTTCAAAAGTAACATCATCTACTTGTTCAAGCATGTCTACTCTCTCTTTTAAATTATCAATGTTTTCTTTGTTCCATTGTTCTTTAAGATCATATTCTAAACGCTTAACTTCTATAGGTGGTAATTTTTTTGCTTCTTCAATATCTGCCTGTAATGTATAATACATACCTACAAAAGAAGCTGTTACCATTATGATACCAATTACGGTTTTTATATCTATTTTAAATTCGGTTGATTCAGAGATTTTTGTACTCATTAGTTGCATCAAATGAAGGGCATGCTTTATTAGCAAACTCGTTATGTGAATATATAGTAGCGAGCGGATACATAGCTTTTAAAGTTCTAAGTACCGCAAGTAAACCTTCTTTTTGTTTTTCTGTTCTAGTATCTTTCGGGGTCTTGCCATCTGCCTCAACGCCTCCACAATAGCATATACCTATAGAATTACGGTTATGCCCTGAGCAATGAGCCCCGATTCTAGCTATGTCTCTACCTTTATGTATTTCTCCGTATATATCGATGTAGAAATGATAGCCTATGTCGCTCCAACCTCGACCATTGACATGCCATTGTTTTATAGTATCTACTGGTATATCTTGGCCTTCTCTAGTTGCTGAGCAATGTACAATAATTTCTTTTATCTGCCTCATTTGTTTTTAAGTTTCCACCATTTATGTACAGTATAACCTATAGTAACTACTAATAGCATTACTTTTAAAAATGGCTCTAACCAATCTAAACTAGCTATAGTAAATGAAGTTATATTTAAACAATACAACTTCAAGTCGTCTATACCGATCATTTGTTAGCGTTGAGTACAGCATTGCCTTTGTACTCTATATTATCAATTTTTCTTAATGTAGGCATAACGGTAGTATTGTTAGTCCTCATTGTTCTAGTGCCTGCTGGCTTACAGCCGCATGGTAATTTAATACCTGATCCTATTGTTGCTTTCATTATTTAAAATTTTTAATTTTTATTCTTCATCATTGCTGGAGGCGGCATGTATTGAGCTACATTATTAAATCTTTGAAAAGCAGCAGCTTGTTGCGCTGATTGCATACCAGGATCTTGTATAGTATTAATAGGCTGTAAATCATTAATTGATCTAGCAGGCATACCAGCTCTATTTGGATCCATAGGCATTCCAGTAATTGGGTCTATATTTTCATTCATAATTTATCTTTATTTGCGTAACGTATTGCTTGCGCTGTTACTTTATAAATATATCTATTGTTTTTATCTAATGTTTTTGTAGGCATATCTTCTTCACCTAACATAATACGGTACATACGACTTATTAGCTGTTTGCACTTGTAGGAAACTTTATATATATGATATTTTTGGGTAGTGCGATTTCTCTCTCTCCACACAACTATCCACCCTTGTTTCAATAATCTGTTCCAGCGTCTATTGTCCCAGCTATATGAGTACGTACCTTTTTTAAAATCATCTTTTGTAAAGAAGTCTATTGCATCGAGATATATCAGTAACTCAAGATCCGCATCTTTAATATTACACGTTTTGCACGCCCATTTACGTATTATTCTATAATGTTTTAAAAGTTTAAGATCTTTTAAGTCAGAAGAGCTAAGTCTCACGTAATATTATTTTTTCTTTCCATCTCTTCTTGCCAAGTTTCTTGTGGTGAATTAGCAGCAACTTCATTCATTAATCTTAATAAATCTTCGTCAGATATAGGTTTTCCTACTTGTATGTACTCTACACCTCCTGGAGAAAGCAGATTCTCTTTTTCCTCATATTTTACACCTATCTGTCTAAGTTTATCAAAGCCTCTCATTTTATCATTCAACTCTGGTATATCTTCCATAGTCCATATTCGATTAGGATCTATATTATTGTCTAATCTAAATGCCATTAATCTTGCGTATATTTCATTTGCTCGATTAAGGTATCCACCTTGTTCTGCATCTGTGTTTAAATCTTTAGGTTGAACAAAACCAGTAATTTCAGTTATTTTATCATCTTGAGGTAAGGCTCTAGCAGCGTGTGCTGCTTCGTGCTTTTGTGTAGAAAACCTAGGCTGTGTAGATGGATTTATCTTGTCTAAAAAACTTAATGGTTTTGTAAATGTAGTATGAGTAGCAGGTTTATAAATTCCTGCAATACCTCCAGTTCCTAACATTTTCCCTATAAAAGATTGGTTTGCTCTTGCATTATCATACCAATTTTTTATAGCTTGTGGACTGGTGAAATATTTCTTAACGTATTCAAAATTATCTATACCTAACTCATTATTGTTGCCTGGCACTATAAGTCCTTCTAAATCTTTATAGTTTTTAGCTTTTTTTACTACTTCATAATATTCATCATAATATTCATCAGGATGTTTTAAAGTACGTGTAGAGGCTAAATTTATTTCTTGTCTTTTTAAATTACCATCTCCTAATTGATCATCATATCTACCTGTTTCATATCTAGCTTGATTCCACTTTCTTACCGCGTCTTGTGAAGGACTAAACATATCGTCTGTAAGTTTAACATCTGGATAATCATCTTTAGGACTTAAAGGCAGATTATATTGAGATCTAAGTTTTTTTCTTAGTTTTTTAACTTTTTCATCTCCTGGATTACCGTTTTGTCTTATAGGGCTTTTATCTCTAAACTTTTTACTAAAACTCATAATTTTAATATTTCACAGCTTATTTTTATTTTCCATTTTATCTTGCCAAGTTTCTTCTACTACTTCATCTACATATACTCTTCCATAAACTTCAGCAGGTGTAATACCTATAACTTCTTGAGCTTTTGTAGCTATTTCGTCTAAAGAAGTAGATTTATATGGTGGTGCCGCAAAAGGGTTTAAATCCCAAACATCGTAATATGAAAAATATTCTCTTCCATCTTTGTCTATACCCCTATCAATAGTATAGTTTCCCAGTGTTGCTCCATGATTTACTACACCAGTTTGAACTGCTTTGTTTTTTATTAATCTTCTTAAGCGGTCTTCAGTAGATGGTGAATTATAATAAATAGCATTAGCATCTTTACTGTTAGTTGGTTTGTATTTTGAAACTTTTAAAGAGTTATTTTTCATTTCTCCAGTCATCATCAAGCTTAACAAATCTTGCATTTCTAGCACACCTTGATCTTTACTAACAGGATTTGCGTATGAACCCGACTCAGCTTTACCTAATACAGCTTTTGTTACTCTTTCTACTGGATTATAATAACCCATTGGATTTATATTTTTAGCTAGTTGACTTTTAATAAACTTTCCTCCTTCTTCAGCTAAAGTTGGAACAGGTCCCACAGCAAGCGACTTAACCCCTTTTTTTACAAAATCTATAATTGGGTTTCCATCGTCATCCTTTTTGATAGGACTTTTATCTCTAAATTTTTTGCTAAAACTCATAATATTATAACTACATCGTGTTCTTTAATTACTTTTAATACTTTACCTTTTACTTCTATATTAAAGCCAGAAGACTTATCATAATAGATTTTATCACCTTGCTTTATAACTTCCACTGCATCACCTACAACAAGTACCTCTGCTGTTCTGTACCTAATATCTTCTCTTTGGTTTTCAGCTAATATTAAACCACCTTCTGTTTTAGTATCAACTTCTTTAATAGGATTAATGACTATATACTTGCCTACTGCTTTCATGCTCTTATATTATTAATTACACAATCAGTAGATAATATAGTAGTAGCTACAGAAGCCGCGTTTTGCAAGGCACTTTTAGTAACAAGCAAAGGATCAATAATTCCGGCTTTAACCATATCAACCGTTTTTCCTGTAACCACATCTAATCCTTTACCATTTTCAGTTGGATTTTTATATTCTTTTACGCCTGCGTTTTTTAGTATAAGTTCATATGGTTTACGTATTGCTTGATACAGCACTTCTTCACCTATTGACTTTGATTTTAAATGCATACTGGCGTTTAATAAAGCTATACCACCACCTGGCACTATACCTTGTTTAATCGCGGCTTTTGTAGCACATATAGCATCTTCTACTCTATCTCTCTTTTCTTTTAACTCTATTTCAGAATTAGCTCCTACTTTTACTGTAGCTACTTTAGCTTTTAACTTAGCTAAACGTTTTTCTAAACGTATAATTATATTAGGATTTTTAGTTTCTTTTATCTGGCTCTCTAATAAATTAATTGTTTCTTGTACTTCTGGTTTATCAGATAAATCAACTTGTAATATAGTTTCTTCATGATTGGTTACAGCTTTAACGCATTGACCTAAATGCTCTGGTTGTATTAAATCCATATCATCTCCTAGGTCTTCATTAATTAATGTTGCTCCAGTTACTGCACATAAATCAGATAACATATCTTTTTTGTTTAATCCATAAACAGGTGCATCTACTATATTAACTTTAATATTTCCTTTTGACTTATTCATGGCTAAGGCAGATACTACTTGATTATCTACATCTGCTATAATAAGTAAACTTTTATTATTTTTTATAACATACTCTAGTACAGATTGTATTTTCCTTATATTAGGTATTTGTGATTCTACTATTAATACCAAAGGATTATCAAGCTCTGCTGTACCTTTTTCTTTATTAGTTATAAAATGATTATTTTTTAATGGTTGGTCGTATTGTACTCCTTCAATTAATTCAACTACTGTTTCAGGTTGTTCGTTTGTTTCCATCATTACAATACCTGTTTCATCTACTAACTTGAAAGCATCACCTATAACTTTACCTAACTCTTTATCATTATTAGCAGATATAGTAGCAACTTGATTTATTCTTGATCCAGTTACTTTTTTAGATATTTTATTAAGATACTTAACAACGTTTTCTACGCCAGCGTTTATACCATCTTTCATCTGTCTAGCGTCATCTAATAGTGAGTGCTGATTAGCTTCATCTAATATAGCTTTAGCTATTACAGTAGCTGTAGTAGTACCGTCACCAGCGTCTTTTACAGTTCTTTGTGCAGCTTGTTTGACAAGTGTTGCACCAATATTTTCTATAGGATCTTGTAATGTAATTGCGTTTGCTACTGTAACGCCATCTTTAGTTATAACAGGTTCGCCATTTCCGTCTTCCATTATTACACACTGTCCACTTGCGCCTAGCGTAGATCCTACCGCGTTAGTAAGTTTTTCTACGCCAGTTAATACCTGACCTCTAGCATATTCGCCAAAAGTCAGGTTTTTAACTAACTTTAATTCTTGCATTATATTTAATTAAATTATATTGTTTGAATACTTTACTCGAAGGTTTTAACTACTTTCGGTCCTTTGGTAAACTCTAGTTTCTTAGCATAGTGCTCTATAGAACTATCGATTGCTTGTTCGGCTCCGGTTATTGTTTCTCTTCTGGTTACATCGTGCCATAATTCTTCATTGTCGATGTCTTTGTATTCGGTTTGTAAAAATCCATTAGGTAGTTGAACTATTCTCCAATTTGATTTTTTGGTAATATGATTCCATAACTTAATGGTTTCTTCATTTGGTTGTGGTGCACTAGTCCACGTGTTAGTGCGGGTATATAAAAATGTCATGGTTATTATTTTAGGTTTGACTTATTTTTTATTATTACTTGTTTTTTAGTTTTTTTACGTTACTCCAGCTCTACTTGTCCTGATCCACTTTCTAATTCTACTAAGAATAAGTTACCTTCTAACTCAACTAGTCCAGCTGATACAGGTGGTGAACCTCCTCCATAGTTTAAACCTACTGTCCAATACATAGTTTGATCACCTTCATCCCATAATCCTGTTATAACATCTATAGCTCCAGCTGTATTTGTTAAAGTAAATGGATTTGTACCTACATTGTTTATAGCGTGCGTAACACTAGAACCGTTAACGTTTCCAGCGGTTAACTGAAAAGAGTGATTATCAAGGTGTTTAACTATAAGAGTACATAATTCACCATCTATTATTTTATTGCCATTAGTTCCGTCTCCAATTGCAAATGTAATATTCTTATCTAGAGTTACTCTAGTATTTAAACCATAAACCGTCTTAGCAGTTGGCGTTTGGGTATTATCTTCATATTGAGTATACCAAGTAGGTGTAGCGGTTGTAGCTAGTGAAAAGAAATTACTTTGTTTCCAAACGTAATCATTGTTATCGTAGTTAATTATCATGGCAGCTCCTGGCTGACCAACTTTATAAACCGGTTGTGATGCTGCTTCGTTTATTCCAACATATAGAGTTTGTAAACCTAGATATGTACCAGATCCTGTAGACGAAGTAGCTTGAGGTTTTAAAGTAAATACTACATTACCGTTTTGAGCTGTTGTAGGATCAAAAGCTAATCCAGGTATATTTTGTTGATCAATTAAAACATCAGTTACAGCCCCACCACCTCCACCAACTTTTACCCAATCACTTACAGCGGGATTAGTTGTTATTATTCCTTGAGCATTTACTTGAGGTTCAAAGTAATATAACCCATTAGCTGCATCTCCATTAGTACCAGTCCAAACGCTAGCAAACATACCTGCATATGGATTATCTAATGAAGGTAAATCATTTACAGAACCTACAGTCATTCTATTATCTAAAGGTCCTGCAAATCCTACGTTAAAATTAGAACCTATGGGTAATATACCTGGCCAGCCTCCTGATGCTGGTACCGGATCGGGTGGTGTTGGCCAACTCATATCATTCTTATTTTATATTTTGCAATTGATGTTGATGGATCGCCATCTTGAGTACTTCCGCTATTGTTGTAATAAACAGTAAAAGTTTCGCTTGAATAACCATTAGAATTAATCCATGGTAAAGTTGTTGATCCACCTGTAGTCCAAAAACTATTATTATTAACATACTGTAGCTGAACTGGATCCCAAACAAATATAGTTAATGACTTGCCCATGTTAGCGTAATGTGTTAATATACTATCTGGTACCATTACACAGTGTAATTGGTTTTGACTCATTATTTGAGGAAACTCTTGATAAAATAATATATCAGCGCCATTCCACAAAGCTTGATATGGATCAGTCCAAGATGTATTACCTCTAGGAACAGGACTAGCTACGCTAGGTAAACTAAAGTTAGCTGGTAAATAATTATTATTTACATATGGTGGCTGATATTGATTAGGCCCTCCTTTTCCAAAATATATAGGTAAACGCCCTGTTAAGTTTATAGGATGAGGTCTTGTTGTGCTTGGTGCTAATGCCGGTGATGTGGCCACTGTTCCAAGATTAGTTTTCCAATAACCTTCTACTTGACCTTGACTATCTACATAAGGTTCGTTAGCGTAAGGTTGAGGTGGATTTGAATTAGTACCGGCTACATCTAGTTTTAATGTCCATGTATAAGTTTGGCCAAAAGCTGGTACTACTACAGAATTTTCTATTAGTGTGTTTGTAGCAAATGTTGGGTTAGCGTCTTGTCTACCATCTGTAAGTATTGTTATTGGTACAGGCTGTGATAGTGTAGCGCCTTCTACGTAAGCGTCTGTAGTTTCACCATAATACCTATTATGACCTGGATCTTGCGGTGGATTACTAACAGTACCTCTGTTAAGTGTTGCGGAATTCAACGTTACTGATGTTGACTCACCTACTACATAGTAAAGACCTTGTTTAGGTATAGACCAAGAGGCACTACTACTTATTTGTTGAGTAACAGTTGGCTGTTGAACTTGAAAAAATATTAAATCAAATATATCACTAAATGTTTTTGTGCCGTCACCTATATTCTTAGCTGGATCTTGTCCACCAGATGATACATATGTAGAATTTATATTTCCCCATGTACCTACTACATTTGTTAAAGGTGCTACACTACTTACATAAAATTCATTACCATTTATAGTAATAGTAGCGTCTGGAGTTACTCCTGTTACTGTAGCTCCTACAAATGTAAGTTTCGATGCAGGTGTTACAGTTGTCGTATTATCAGTTACTGTTATAGAACCTCCTCCACCTCCACCTGTAGATCCAATAGTTAATTCACCACCAGATACACTAAAGTTTATGTTAGCTCCTGGTCTTAATTTAACATCACTACTAGACCCATCGCTTCCTTGAAGTTCTATATCAAAACTAAATGGACTAGTACTAGCGTCTTGTAATCCTTTTAACTCATATGTTACACTAGGTGCAGGTTTTATTTCCCATACTTCAGATATTTCATTGTAAAATATACCATCACCATCATTTATAGGTACAGGGCATACCGGTACAAACGGATGCCCACATAGCTTAAAATCGTTTAACTCAATAAACTCAGGTATTAATCTAGAAAAGTCTTCAAGATTTATATTTTTAGTTTTCTGATCATCTTTATTATCAGTTACTAAAACCCATAGTGACTTATTACCTGGAGATATTCTAGGATATGTATATATTATTGCCATTTACGACGAAGCTACTCCTATTATTGTTCCCGCTAATACACATACAACATTGTCTGCTTCTGCAGTCCACCACTGCTGAGAGTATTCTGTGTGTAAAATATAAGGTAATTGTCCAGCTTCAAAAGAGTTACTAAAATTATGAGATGCTAAATCTACTATACCAGCAGTTGTTCTACCTACTTTACCTGTTTGAGGCATATAATACCACATTAAAGCATTATCACTTGAAGTGGCTTGCGTTATTTGGCAGCTGCCATTATTCTGCAGATTATTTGCTAGCGTAGGATTAGTAGTAGATGGTTCTGTTGTATCTACTGGAAGTGGATAAACATTATCGTTATCACCTGCATTTAGTGATTGTCCTATAACTAAATTACCCGATTGATATTCGGCAGTTATTGTAAACTCAATATAGAAATCATAATACATTTGTTTACCTATTCTTCTCCATGTACCACTTCTAGTTCCATTGGTAATTTTACTTTGGTATTGTAATGAAGCATTAACACCTGCTTGTGTTCCTAATATTGGATACCAAACTCCGGCAGTTTCAGTTAATCCACCAGTAGCTGGCGTTTTCCACTCATAACCTGTAGCATTATTTACATATTCAAGTATTTGTCCATCTGTAGGTGCTACAGCAGGTAGTTTTATAGTATAATTGCTTTGTCCTGACACTCCATGTTCTGGACCTTCTATTTCTACATAGTGTGGTGTTGTATTATCTTGGCAGTATATCTTTAATTTACCAGAATTAGTACCATCACCTTTAATATCTACCATGTGTGTTACGTCAAGCTTGTCTGTACCGTTAAATATTAGATTAGCACTACCTTCAAATGCACTGTTATCGTTATATTGTATAGAACCTTGATCACCACCTGGTGTACCACTACCTCCGCCTGTGTCTATTGTTACTACTCCGTTACCGTTATCTGTCAATGTGTTGTTAGTTACCTTAATATCTACTACATTGTTGACTATTGTGCCGCCATTTTCAGTTTGAACTGTTAAGAAAGCCGCGCTTCCGCCACCAACAAAAGATTTTATTGTACCCAATGACACTGATTTAGTCTTTTTACCGTCACTATCGTCTGATATAAGCAGTAAATCGTCTGCTTCTAGGCTAGATGTGGACGGATATGTGTATATTATGGCCATTTTTTTAGTTTTTTTAAAAATATTTTTGTTATTTATGCATATTATAGCTATTTACAGGTTTTTACTGTTTTTTACTACAGGTTATTTGCAATATATAGTGACATTTGCCTCTTATTATACTACTTATAAGGCTACTGTCACACTGATTATTAGAAATATAGAAATATAGGGTTGGGCCCCTATATAGAATTTTGTATTTTATAACAAAAACGCAATTTGATTTTGCCAGCCCCCGATCGTTCAGAACGATATTTTGTATACGTCGTCGTTTTCGATACGATATTGTGTAAATGTTTTAGCTTTTTTCACAGACTATTTACGATGCATATAAGATAATATAATAAACAAAACTAATAAACTAAACAACATGTCAGAATTTAAATACGAATTTGAAATAACTCTACCAAACGGCGATCTTACTTATCAATACAATGATTCACCTCAACTAACAGATGAGTTCATAGAATTCTTAGAAGAAATAGACATTAATATAACTAAATGCATATACAAAGTTAACATACTTTAGTCACATACATTGAAGTTATCACTAACACATACTAACTAATTTTAACTAATAAACTAATATACACTCTTATGCTAATATTCTTTACAATACCACCAATAATCATTTCACTATTCATTATTTATGATTTTATAAATGATTACACAAACTAAATACGACACACAAAAGATAATATAATAAACTAATAATTAATAATAAATAAATATATAACATATGAAAACTAATAATTTAACTACTAAAAGATTTGTAATAAGAAAATCATTACTTGATACAAACACTGTAATTACTTTTACTAACAAAAAAGGCGTAACATTTACTTACGATCACGACGAAATTTACTCAACATTTCAAGAAAAGTTTGAAAGTATGCCATGTTTTCAAGAGTACAAATCATACACTAATTCAAATACTGTGCCAAAGTTTTGCAGAGAATTAAGTGAAATCAAAGAGTAATCTTTGACTACATACTAAAGTCCAGTTAGTTCTACTCGTTTACTGGTAAATCAAATATGAACGAGTACACCACATGGCCGGAACGGTTGGTAGTGAGGTTCGACTCCTCACCCGGTTACAAACTAAATACGAAAGTCGTATGATAATAATATAAACTAATTAAATTAAATAACTATGTATAATCCTAATAATCCTTCAAACTGGTCTTGGTCAAAAGCATTTGAAGAAATGCGTAAGACAGTTCGTCAAGCTGAACTAACTCAGCAAGTAGTAAATCACCTAGCCGGCTATCCGGGTAAATCAGATGGTGAGTATAATAAACTAAGTAAAGACAAACAAGATAATCTTTACGAAATACTCGGTCAAATATTATGATACTAATAGCATTTCCAATAGCTGCAGCGCTGATCGTTGCACTAACAATATTAGTAGATACAATAATAGAATTATTCACAAACTAAATACGATAAAGTAAAGATAATATATATAAATAAACGATATGACAGAGAAAGAAATAAAAGCACTAGTACACGACACTAATATAACTCGCGAGATGACATCCTCAAAGGTTAATGTAAGTACAAATCTATTAACAGCTATAATCTATGGCGACAAAAGTGTGAAGCTCATGATAAATGAGAAAGTTAAATCTCCTTATGGTTATACTAAAACAAATTTACTAAGATCATATTTCGCAGTTGAAGCAAACGAATTTACATTTGACTACGTCAAATCAAAGGTAGATGAAGTGTATTCTACCTTTCCAAACGAACAAATACACGAATTACTAAACAAAGTTAATGAATACTTATGAAAACTAAATTAATAAAGTTCTGCTACGCAGCAGTTGAAGAAAAAATGCTAAAAATATATGCAACAGTAATGACTACTATATTCTTAGCTATATGGGTGCCTACTATGGCGATCGCACTTAAAAATCTATTTGTATTCTGGTTTAATTATATATTCTAAATATGACTAAGCAAGAAGTAATAGAAAAAATCTGTGATCGTTTAGTCACAGTACTTTTCAGCGAAATAGACTATTACATGTTTGAAGAATTAGGTTATACCGAAACTAATGATAAGTATGTAGAAGATGCTGACAAGTTAGCAACTAAAGTAATTAACACACTAATAAAATAATATGAATTTTGACGACTATACTATAGAACAAATACATAAAATGATAAGTGAAGGAATTGTAACTAATCAAGAAGTAATAGAATTCTATAATAATGAATGGTGGGACGAAACTTATTGGTGTAACATCAAAAGAAAAATAAAATAACTATGGGAAATATGAGTTACTGCAGGTTTGAAAACACTGCAAATGATTTAACTGATTGTGTAAACGCCATAAGAAGTGGTCAAACAGAAGATTTAAATCAATATGAAGTACAAGGTCTAAGACGTCTACTTGATCTATGTAATGATATTATAGACGATGAAGAATATATAAAAGAAATAATTGAAAGCTATGCATGAACTACAAGCAATTGAGGCTATAACACAAGATATTCTAGCCGGATATTATGGTACTA